AAACTCAAAGATCAAACGAACACCTCCTACCAAAGGAGATTGAATACTTGAAAAAGAAACATTCAGTATGACTATAGGATTCAACCACTTAGGAAGACATGGACGACTGGGTAACCAGATGTTCCAGTACGCAGGACTACGAGGCATCGCTGCTCATCGTGGTCTTGATTTTATGATACCATCAAGTGATTTTAAAGATCCCTATCAAGATCATCAACTATTTGAGGCGTTCAAACTTAAGGGTCTTACAAACATAGGAATATGTGCAGGTCCTTATGTACAAGAGGCACACTTTCACTTTGATCAAAATTTATATGACAATATGCCTGATGGTCATAATGTTTTTGGATATTTGCAGAGCACAAAGTATTTTGATATCATAGAGAAAGAAATAAGAGAAGACTTTGAGTTCAAGAATGAAATCAAAGAACCATGCGAAGACATGATCTCGACAGTTCAAGATCCAATCGCATTACACGTACGTCGTGGTGATTACATACAAAACTGTGACAACCATCCACCCTGCCCCAAAGAATATTATGATAGTGCATTGTCAAAGTTTGATAAGACTCGTACAGTTGTTGTTTTTTCTGATGATCCTAAATGGTGTAGCACTGAGTTCCCTGATGACAGGTTCCTTATCTCAGAAGGTGGTGACAATCTTGCGGACTTGTGTATGATGAGTATGTGTTCTGATTTTATCATTGCTAACTCATCATTCTCATGGTGGGGATCATGGTTGAGTAAGAGTCCAAACAAAAAAATTATTGCACCAAAAAAATGGTTCGGCACTGGTTATACATCAGCACATGATACGTCTGATTTATACTGTAACAACTGGGAGGTGTTATGACAGAAAGACCACCGTCATATGATCTTACAAAGTGCACTTTTATAATACCACTTAGGATTGAGACTGCTGATAGGATGAGAAATATAACGACATCATTGATATACTTACTCAGTAATTTTGACACTCATATTATTATTAAAGAGTTTGATGCTGAACCTATCTTTGATCTACGTGTTGTTCCCATGTTGGAAGAAATTCTTCCTTATGAGAAATTGTGCAGGATAGATCATCAGTTTGAGAAAACAAATGAGTTTACCTTTCATAGAACAAGATTACTCAACGATATGTTGTGGCAAGTTAAAACTCCAATTACTGTCAATTATGATTGTGATATTATGTTACCTGTTGAGTCATATATCTATGCTCAGAATATGATACTCAATGAGTATAAAGAAAATGAAAACTCTATCCCACCTAAGGTTGTGTACCCTTATGGATTTGGTAATTATCAACATCAATTACATGTGGGTGACAAGGAGGTAACTAATTTTATTAACTCTGGATTTGATTTCAAAAAATTTGAAGGTCACATCAGACAGTGGGATGCTAAGTATGGTTTCTGTCAGTTCTTTGACACTGAGGAATATAAAAAATTAGGTGGAGAAAATGAAAATTTCATTGCCTATGGATATGAAGATGATGAGAGATTTTTCAGATTCAATATGCTGTCCAGTGTTGCTAGAATAAATGATTTTATTTTTCATTTAGAGCATGGTAGGTCTGCTAACTCTTGGTTCAATAATCCACACATTGAAAGTAACAAATCATTGTGGGAGGAGTTGAAACTAAAAGGTAAGAAAGGATTGACTAAGTATTATGAAAACGTTGACTATTTAAAGAATCGTAATGGACAAAAATAAATCAGCGTTCAAATTAGCAGGGTTTCCAAATGTATTATGGATCAACCTTGACAGGTTTCCTGAACGTAGGGAATATATGGAGGAACAATTTAATTACTGGGGAATAAAAGATCACTATCGTATCACTGCCATTGATGGTGCAGAGTATGAAACCTATCTAAAAGGCACGGTGCCACCTAGTATGAATGATGGTGAGTTAGCATGTGTCATGTCACATTTGAATGCCATCAAATATTTTGTTGAGGAAACAAATCTTGATGAGATAATGATTATGGAAGATGACGTTGATCTGTCAGTGGCAAGACATTGGGACTTCACATGGAAGGATGTGAGACGTAGAGTGCCTGTTGCTTTTGATGCCCTACAACTTACCATTATAAATCCTAATGGTATTACTTTGAAATTACATCATAGATTTATAAATGACTTTTCTGCTGCTTGCTACCTTATTACTCGTCATCATGCAAATAAACTCCTCAAAATACATGGGAGGGGATCGCAATGGAAAATCGACCAAAACATCAGACCAAGAGCAGTCTCGGAAGACTTGATTCTTGACAGTGGAAAATCCTATTCAACTCCGTTGTTTAATTATAGATTGGATATGGGATCAGCAATACATGAGGAACACATAGATATTTTTCACAAAGGAAGTAATAACGCATTAGTAGATTTTTGGAAACAAAATGGTGCCGATGTAAAAATAGAAGAGGTGATGCAATTAGATGAATATTGTGGTAGAATACCACCACAAGTGTATATAAACCAAGGTAAACAGGAGTTACAGAATGTCAATTGAAAGAGTCATGTACGACCAAAAAGGTGGCAATATCCCTGAGGGTTTAGTGCAACCAGATTTTACAGAAATGGTTGATTACGGGCACATTGGTGTGTTTGATAATTTTTTGAGGTGGGAGTTTTGTGATAAAGTTGTAGAGGCATTTGAATTTTGGTACAATAAAAAACATATAAAAACCTCAGAAGATATAAACAAATGGGGTGATGGTACTACTCAATTTCCTCAAGGTGGATTAGGTAGAAAAGATCATCAATTGTATATGGAGGTTGCGGACGCAGCTTACGCAATGGAAATCAATCAAGCAGTTGGTGCTGCCTTTGAAATATATGCAAAAAAATATAAAGGTATAATTGATGCAGCAGATCCTGTATCCTCATGGACATGTAAAATACAAAGAACAGATCCTGGCGGTGGATACCATGTATGGCATTGCGAGAACGGCAATTTTTTGTATCGTGATAGAGTAGTCACATGGATGATATATCTTAATGATATTCCGTTTGAGAGTGGTGGAGCAACTGACTTCTACCATCAACAAAAATCATTCCAACCTAAGAAAGGAACTATTGTGTTGTGGCCTGCAGCATACACTCATGTGCACCGAGGTGCTTTCCTTACAGGAAAAGATTCTAAATATATCGCTACTGGTTGGTTCTCAAGAGAACCAGGCAATGTAACAAATAGAACTCTTGGTGAGTTGACTGGAAAATTAAACCCTGAGGATAAACTAAATTGATTATTTTTTATACATGCGTAACTAATGGTTATGACAAGATAGTTGAACCCTATAAAGACCCAGATGTAAGATATGTGTGTTTTTATGATGATGGTGTTGAACCAGAGGCAAAGGGGTGGGAATATATAAAACTCACAATAGAGGGAACATGTCCAGTAAGAAGATCATATCATCCTAAACATAGACCTGACTTATATTTTGATGAAGGTGCTACTACTGTATGGGTTGATGCATCTTATGAGATAACAGAATCATTAGTCAACGAATCAAAAATTATATTTGAGGATTGTGATTTTGCTTTACAAGAACATCCATCAAAGAGAACATTACCATCAGAGTTTGCAAAATTATATGGTGAAGGATTTTCCACTAAGGAAGAGATACTTAGTATGGCAAGGAAAATAAAAACCATTGGATATACATTGAATGAATATAATCAAACAATCAATAGTGTAGTATGGAGAGTGTTGACACCTGAGGTCATAAAATGGTGTATTATTTGGAGACAATGGTATGATCTTGGCATCAATAGAGATCAAGTATCAAGTGCTATAGCAGAGCATATTATGTCTAATCAATACAGGATACCTATGTCTTTCAAACCTCGTAGAGTAAAGATTAAGGTTGAGATGGAGAGAACAAATAGACAGAAAGAATATTGGCAATCTTATGACATGCATGATAAACCTTCCCTTGAGGAACAAATGAATCTGCTCAGTGAGTTGAGTTTAATATTTGATAGTGATGCAGATAAATTTACCCTAAGCAAGATGTATGCATGTGTAAGATATCCTCCCTTCGAGTTGAATCCAATCACTCAACCTGATAATATGGTTGTTTATACATGCATAACAAATGGATATGATAAGTTTCCAAAAAATAATTATTATCATCCTGACGTAAGATATGTTTGTTTTCACGATGGTACAATAGACACCACGGTAAAACCTTGGGAGTACATAAAATTAGATGTGGACATTGAGTGTCCTAGAAGGTTATCATTCTATCCTAAGGCAAATCCACATCTCTATTTTCCACCTGGCACAAATACAATATGGATTGATGCTTGCTATCAACTTACCAGAGAATTTATAACGAAAAGTAAAAAATGTTTTCCATTTACTATGCTTAGACATGCTTCTAAGTTCTCATACTTTGATGAGATGTTAGAGGGTTT